TCTAATAATTCTAGCGATTGTTGAGGTGGTAATTTTTTAGCAACCTCAATTTCTTGTTTATTTATATCAATTTGTTTAGTTAATGTGGAATAAGTCATTGTTAAACTAATTATACCACCAGCAATAATAATTAAAGTTTTTAAATCCAAGTTTAAATCTGGTTTACCATCGCCATCAATATCAACATTTACTTTTTTATTTTCAATACCCATTGTTATAAATTTAACTATTTGTTATATCTATATATTTTGTTTTACCCTTATCCCTAACCGCTTTTAAAATACGATTTCTGTTTGCTGAATCCGAAACATAACTGACATGAACCCAATCTGGGTTTGTACTATCGCCAAACTCCCAAATCATGGTATCAAAATTTAAATTTTCTTTTATATAATTAAACATTTCTGCATTAGATTTATAAGCATATATATCATCAATATCCATTGCATATCCAAAACAGTGCTGAGATGTTTGTTTACCATTTTTAGATGCACCGCCAATGGCTTTATTAAGTGCCTCAGATCTATAAAAAGAATTAATCTTTATTGGGCCACCAACCCATTTTCTAAGCGGCTCAAAAATGTTTTCTGCAACAGATTTCATATTAGTTAAAATGTTACCATCTGGCGTATTTGCTAAACTCAATCTAATAGCTGTTATGCTTTTAGTTGCTTCCTTTTCAGATATATGTTTACTAATCATAATTTAAATTTAATTTGTTGATGCCCTTCTAGTTCTAGTTTTTTCTAACATTAAAAAATTAATTCTGTTTTGAATTTCCTCTTTTGGTACTGTTATTTTAAAAGTTAAATCGGCTGACCATTTACCTCTAGGTTTGCCATCTTTGTCAAGTAAAATAATTACTGGAACCGCTTTAATTTGTGATCTTATAGATGGCGACTGATCCTCTAATAATGCAATCTGTATTTGGCAATTTTTTATACCTCTTAAATTATAATTATTAGATTGATTCCATTTTGCATTTATATGCAATAAGGTAAAATCTTGAGCATTAGTTTGTACAAATGCAAATAATACAATAAGGGCAATTATTATTTTTTTCATCTTTTGTTTTCATATATTTTTTCTGAATTTATTTTTATAGCTTCTTTATTTTCTTGTATATTTTCTTTTAATGTTTTAGTTACTTTGTCAATTTGAATTACATTAGCTCTAATTAATTCATCTTTTAATTGAAACTCCATTTTTTGTACAAATTCATCGCCACTAAAATTATCAATTTTAGAATTAAGAGCATCAATATCACTTTGTAAAGTAAACCACATACTAGCTAGAGATATTGTACCAGCAATAATAATTCCGATTGTTTTTAAATCTAATTGTACGTTTGTATCCTCACTAATTTTAGTTGCCATCTTTTTTCTTACTTTTTATTTTTTGTATTGTATAAATTATGGTTGCTATAAGTAAAATAATTCTTAATGTAACCTCAATATTTGTCATTGATAAACCTAGAGCTAATGTGTTAAATATATATATTTTCATGTCTTGTATTTCCACTTTGTTATATTTGTTCAATTTTATTTGATAGTTCTAGTATTGCCCTAAAATATGTATGATCACTTAGATCCTCTTGTATATAAGTTACTCCAGAATTTTCAACAGCATAACAGTTAAAATTATCAGATGCTAAATTAAAAGCACTTTGATTTTTAGTAATTAGTAATGCCATTATATCATTCATTATAGTATTGGCATCTAATTCACCACCACTATCACTTTCAAATCTTGTAACCACTTCAACCCTAGTAATACATTCAACATTGTATTTTGTTTGGTTGTCATCTATTGCATTTGTGGATAAACCATAAACTCTTATATATGGATATACAGTACTGGATGGAACCCTATTATAAATTAAAACATTAGATCCGCCAAATGTAACAGCACCAGCCAAAGTTGTTATAATTTTTTTTCTTATAAATTTAATCGGATCCTTCATTATTGTAAATCAGTTTTAATAGTGCTTTTTAACCTTTTTAATAAATCGTTAAACCCTTCACGAACTGAGTTAAAAAAATATGGTTGGGGTTTCATATTAACCTCACGAACTCCTTTGCCAGAAAACATTGATTTTATCATGGCTGGATTGATACCTAATTGTTGGGCATCATTTGTGTTAATAAAACCACCAGTACCAAATTCAATATAAGGTGCATAAACCGCCTTTGCTTCTACATAGGCATTTTTATTCATTGCACCATAACTAATTGACTGTTTTAAGTTACCAGTATCAACTGGAACTTTTGCAACTGCTTTACTAGCAATATCAGCAACAGTAAAACCAATTTCATTGCTAAATTCTTGTTTACTAAATTTTTTTAATTTTTTTAGTTTTTTATCTAGCAATGCAAGATCGGATCCATTAATTTTAATATTTACTGATTGCATTATTATTCAATTTTAGTTGCTTTTATTTTACTATGGTTTTTATAATCTGATTCATAAATTTCATTAATTCTATAATCTTTGGCGTTACCTTCAATTTCAAAAAACCATTCTTGGCCACCAATATTATCTTTTATAAAATTAACTGTATTACTTCGGCATATTAATTCAACCTCTGTCCTGGTTTGTCTTTGGCCATCTGTTGTTTCCCTAATACCACTAATTTCATCAAACTTGGCCCATATAGCAATATAGTTTGATACACTAGATGTCCAGCCACCAAAACCATCACTCGTTTTAGCCATTTGTTTTATCTGTATTCTAGTATTTAGTTTTCCAGGATTCATTATAAAAACATTGCTTTATAGGAATTTAAAATATCCCTGGTATCACTAGGTATTAAATCCGATGCTTTGTTTTCATCACCAGAATTAAAATCAACTCTATTCTCATAATAAGTTGTTGCAAGTTGCAAAATAGCTTGTTGCAATAAAGAATCATTTAAACCACTTGTAATATAAATTACAGTTACTTTTTTTGCATAACCATTGTCAAGCTCAATTGTTTCTTTGTCTAAGCCGACATTTGTATGTGTCAATGCAATACCATCAGCATGGATGCTAGTTATTGATGTAACTGGGCCAAAGGGTATTGAAAATGTGCCAGATGTTTCATCTAAATAATAAGATCTGTTTTTTGCGACAATATCTCTGGATATATAATTTTCACACCATATTCTGGCTTGAGTTATTTGCCTAGCAATTATTGCATCATCTGCGGTTGTATCTATTTTTGCAAATAGTTTTAAATCAGCTGATGAAACAATTTCAGATCCAGTTGTTGAGTTAATTTTAGATTGCCTCATTTTTAGTTTCTTTAGAATCGAGTTTTAACTCTTTGGTTTCTTTTTTAATTTTAGATTCTTTTTTATCAATTGATTTTGCCCACTTTTTAGAGATCCAAATTTCACCTTTGTGATCAGCAATATTTAATTCATCGCCTTCATTAAATCTAGTGCCATCTTTTAAAATTGATATTAATAATTTGATTTTCATGATATTTATTTTATGTAAAGATAAAAAAAAAGTACCACTAGTTTTTAAACCAATGGCACTTAAACTTATTTATGAAATCAATGCAAAGTTATTAAAATTTTCTTTATACTTGCCATTGATGTTTAATTTTAAACTTGTTTGCTCTAAATTTGGTATAATAAAAAACCCTTTGTGCCTTTCATCCCATAACACAAAATAATCAACATATTTTTTTTCATAAAAAGGCAAACCAGTTCGCCTCAATGTTATTTGTACACTATTTTTTCTTTGTGTACGATCTTTGCCTAGATATTTTATTTGTATTTTAAAAAGTTTGCCATTTTTTTCTAGTATGCAATCATAATAACTAGCACCCAATAATGGTATTGAAACATTATAACCATGTGTAATTGCAGTTGCCGCAAAATGATATTCCGCAAAACAACCCTTTTGGTTATGGTTCATAAAAAAGAATATATAAAAAAAACCGACTAAATTAATAATCGGTTTTTAACATAATAAAGAATTTAAACAAACAACTATTATGAAATACTATCTTTATTATGTACAATATCTTTTATTTCACTAGCCAATTTTAATATTTTAATTTTTTTTATAGGCGGTAAATTATCCCAGGTTTTACGTTCAATAGAACTATTAATCATGTCATCTATACTAAACATTATTTGAATCATGTGTTAAAATTGAAAAGCCAAAAATTAAAAGAATAGAGCCAGTTAAAAAGTCATTTGACAACCATACTACCCTAATGGACAAAAAGAACATAATAAACGCTAAAAAGTGCTTTAAATTAAACATCCTCATTATTTTTTAAGTTAGATGTATTAAAAGGATTAAAACAGTTATAAAATTCTTGTTCTAATAATTCCCTTTTATTTTTATGTTTAATTTTTAATTTATTTACAGCAATCATGTTTTTATTATGTCTTATTTTGTCGGCTTGTATATCTTGTTCAATTTCTCTTTGCCTTCTAGCTTTATTTATGTTGTGTAAAAATTTATCTCTATTTGCCATAATTATTTTTTATCTATTAGATTAATTAATTTTGTTTGTACTTTTTTATTATTATAAGCTAATGAAACAACATCATTTTGTAAATCATTTACTAATGACTTTGCATCTTTTAGTTTATTTTTATCAATTGCCTCAATTAAAAAATCTATTGTAACCCATATATTTGAGTAATATGATGAATCGCCTATTATATCTTGCCTAATATTTTCTAGTTGTTTTGCCATAATTAAAAATCTAACATTAGTATTAACATTATTGAATAAACAACCACATGGATTGCTATTAGCCACATCCAGTTTTTAGGATCTTGTTTTAAGAATTTTTTATACATATCAAACATTGCTTTTAAAAATACCATTGTTATAAATATTAAGTGCTTCTTTTATTGACCAACAAGGTGTTGAACATAAACCAGAATCACCACCATTTTCAAAAGACACATTTTTATTATGGTTAACCACCAATACATATCCAGGCGGATTTTCTGTATCGTGTAAATAACCCCAGTATGATGAATTTTGATGAATTGTACAATAACCTTGTTTTTCTAATGCTTGTACTGTATTTACTTTTTTTAAATTTAATTTCATAATAATAATTTTTATTGTTTGTTTACACAAATATAAAAGAATATTTTTAAATACCAAATATATTTTGCATTTATATTATTATTATTTCACTTTACTCCATAAAAAAAGGGGTAATAAATACCCCTTTAATTAGTATAATAGTTATTATTACGGAGTTATTGCCGCTTTTGCAGTACTAAATGTACCATCAATAATAGCTTTTGGTAAGTATGTTGCAAGTGCAACTCTTTCCATTACTCTAACAGTAACAAAACCATCTCTCACGTTAGTTCCATCCTCTGTAAAGAACTCAACAGATACGTTATCTCTAACCCATAATTGAGCCGCTTGACCAAAGTTACCAACTAGGAATGTTCCTGGGTTAACTTCGTTATTTACAGCGATTGGCACACCTAAGAAATTAGGTTGTAACCCTTGATAAACTTGATCTTTAAGATAATTGTTAGTTGTATCTTTTAACAATAGGATCTTATGAAAATCAGTTGGGTTTAATAAAATATAATCTGCTTTGTAGTTATTAATTTCTAGTTGATTAATAGCCGCAACAAGTACATCAAATTCATTAGCCGCAGTTACAGATTCGTAGAATTTACCACTAGCTGAAACATCAAAGTTAGTTCCAGAGTTATAAAAACCATTTAAATTTGGTGCTGAACCATTACCACCAAGAATTTGATCATCCTCAACTTCCATTAGTTTAGCTGGTACCCTAGCTGATAAATAGCTAGAAATTTGTGGCGTATCATGTAGCATCTCATCTGAGATTCTTAAATACGTTCCAATTTTTCTAACATTAGCATCAACAGCAGTCATATCAAAATCTGTTTGACCTAGTGTAGCTCCTTCGGCTTTTGCCGCACCACCATTTGAATATGCACTCTCTTTTACATATCTAACAACATCGCTATTAGTTGAACCAATAGGAATTAATTGCCTAAGGTTTTGTGGAGTTGTAGGATCAAATTTGTATCCTGGGATTCTTTGTGGTGGTATTACATCACCAGTAAAATCAGCCGCAACAGTCATGTCCGCTTTTATATCGAACATTGAAGATCTGTTAGATCCATTTCGCATTGAATCTAATGCACCCTCTTTTATAGCTTTTGTTAAATTGCCACCAAAAGATTTGTCCTCTCTTTGTGAAGCATCAAATCTCTTTTTGTTAGATACCTCAATAGCATCCATACGTTCAGTAAATTTTTGTGTTAGGTTTTTGATCTCACCTTTTAGTGCATCATCTGCCTTACCAGTCGCTGATTCGACTGCTTGTCCATGAGCTTTTTCCAATTTAGCATCGATAATATCGCCTAATTGGTCAAGCTGATTTTTTACATTTTCATCCATTTTAATAGAATTTTTTTAAAGTTTGTTAATTAAATATTTGTAAATATCAACTTCTTGTACCATCTTTTCGACTGGCTCAGTAATTTCACTTGGCTGAGTAGCATTAATAAAATATGTTTTTAGTTTTAATATTTCAGATTCTAGGGCATATCCCATATCATTAGAGATATTGCCTTTTCTAAGTAGTTTACAGATATTATCATATCTTTTGTAAACTTGATCAATGTTTTTTAATCCTTTTACATCTAGGATTTTTGCTTGATCATTTGCGGCTAATGTTACAGCACTAATTTCATAGAGTTTTACCTCTCTTAATTCTCTGTAATCGCCTTTATTTTCTTTTACTATTGGCATAATGCCAACACTATTTTCTGTAATTACTCCAGCTTTCATTAATTCCATTACATCATTACCTAGCTGGGTTTTTGGAATTTCTGCAACAAATACCAAACCTTTGTCATCCTCATATAGCTCCTTCATTTTACCAATTGGTTGCATCATATCATGTTGATATAAATACTTTACTCTTTCGCCATTTTCTGATATTGTTTTTTGATAGGCACCTTTTCTTATAATGTCCATATCTGAATCCTTATTATCAAAATAAGATCCATAACCTTTTACAATTCCATTTTTTTCATCATAATCAATAACTTGATCACCAATTGGTGCGGCTTTATATATAAAATCCATAATTATTATTTTTTACAAAATTACTAAATTAAATTTAACTATTATTTATATCTCGCATTACGTTAGTAACTGCAACAGAATCTAAAACAGTACTACCAGCCAAACCAAAATTCATGCCCTCTAGTTGGTTAATAGCTTGAGCATCTTTTACTGGTAAATAAACAGCGGAGCATCTACAATTAATAACATTTCTTGCCGATCCTTCACCTGGTCGCATTATTGCTTCACCACCTACTAAAAAAGGATCATTTTTTGGTCGTTCTTGATTGTTAGCTTGATTATGCCAATCTCGTTCCCTACCATCTAACGATGCCGACCACCTTTTAATTAAATCCCTACCAGCAAAAACAGATGTTGCGGATTGTTGAATACCAAAGTTTGCGGCCCTTGTTGTTTCAGTTCTAACAACTCTAAGAGCTTGATATTTTGAATAACCATTTAATTGTTTTCTTAATAACCTAGCTTTTGCGGCTGGGCCAAGTGTTACAAAATCTGGATCTCTAAATAACCGCTGTATAATTTTAATTGCTGTTTTACGACCAGTATTAGCAACCCCAGTAATATTTAATGCAGTATTTTTTTGAGCATAGGCAATAATTGCTAATTGCCACTCAGTTAAATATTGTTTTGGATTAACTCCTTTTGCAATATATAGATCAAAGGTTCTAGCATACCATTTAGCAAAATGCAATCCAGTATCTAAATACAATTGATCATATAATTTTCTTAAATCATTGTACTTAAACAAATCAACATATCTAATATCGTTAAAATCTAATTTGTTTTTTATAGCCAGATTATATTGTTTGTTATAAAATGCTGTAAATTTTTTTACGTTTCGCCTTTCAGTTATTATTCTTTGCTTTTCATTTGCATTTTTCCATGCATCACCAAATTTTTTAGATAACTTAAATGTTTTGGTATCTAATAGATTTTCTTTTTTATTTTCATATTGAGAATAACAAAATGCTAATCTTTGGTCGGCATCTGGAAAATCCCTTCGTGCCTCATCATCAATAACACATCTGGCAATAAAATGCCTTTCAGTTTCGCCCTGGTTTGGTGTTGGCATTACTCTTTTATTTGATTTAATTTGCTTTCACTATATGTTAACATACTCTGGCCACCCCATCCCAAAAATGCAACATAACCTTTATCACGCCATGGTGTATCTTTATATTTAGGATTTATTTTATGATAGCCACCGCCTTTTGTTCTTGATAAAAAACTAAAAGTTCTTTTTAAAACAGATAAACTCAATTTTTCCCTAGATATAAGCTGGTTCATTCTTGATAATCCAATTGTTGTCATTCCATCGACTTCACCTCGGCCATATTTATCAATCCAGTTTTTAACTTTTTTTGCATTGTTTGTGGCACTCTGTGGATAGTCGCTAAAACCCTCTGCTTTAATTATAGAGTTTTTTTTTTACTTTCATCATCTGAATTAATAGCATCTAAATACTGTTGATGTGTATTAAATGGCATATAAAATCCATTATGACTATGTGAACCATCACCACCCATTTGATTAGCTCTGGATTCTGCTTCGCTTTGTGTAGCAAAATTATCTGGTGGCATTTCATTAATCTCTGGTTGTGTTTCAACAATATCTGGCATTTCAATATCAGCACCACTCGCTGGAATTAAATTTGCTGGTATATAATATTCATCTAGTATAGGGTTTGCATCATCATGATCATAACTCATGGCGGCCCTTTTTTCATTTGGTGTTAGCCACCACGCCTTACTCATTTGCTCAACAATTTTATCTGTTTCCTCTTGTAATTCTGGAATTACACTAAAATCATATTCAATACAAATATTATCACCATACATTGGAGCCAACCATCTATTTAATTCATCCTGGATTTTTATTAGTTCTGGTATAACACAGTTTTGATATAATGCTTTTTTAGCTTCTTTTACATTGTTATATGTGCTGGATTCTGTATTGTTTAATAATGTAACTGGTACATTGTAGATATTACATAAATCTTTTATAGATGCATTGTATTGTTCAATTAAACTCATATCAGATGCATTTAAACCAAAGTTTACCCAAGATAATTTCTTTGGAGTTATAATAATATCACCAGCTTTTTTTGATCCCTGGTGATCCTTTCTAAATTTATCTTTTAATTGTTGAGCTTGTACCTCATTTAAATCACCTTCCTCACTCATTAAAATACCCCTAGCTGTCTGGTTTTGCAAGAACTTAACTCCGCTTTCTGTCGCCTCATTATTAGTAGTCATCGATCTTAAACCAGCTTTTAGGGGTGATTGCCCATATAAATGAGATCCAGTACCATCATAAAAAGGGTTAAAATCTTTTATATGGCACATCTGTTCGGCTGGTATTTTATAAGTGCCATTGTATTGTATTGTATAGGATTCAACTGGCTTCATTATACCCCCAGAATTTATTTCCATAATCTGGCTGGGCATAATGTAAAGCTCAGTATATTTATTAATATTATCACCAGTTTCTGGCCCAATACCATAAATGTATCGGTTACCAGTTAGTTTACCAAATGCAATCATTTCTGTAATCCATGTTGCATACGATTGAGCTGGGTTTGGTCGTTCTAATAGTTTATGTAATTCGGTATGCTCTAACTCAACTAAGGCGTGTTTTTTAAGCATATTAGCTTTATACATTACGTTAGGATCAGCAATACCACTAGCCATTGCCTTATATCTTTTATATGAATTATCGTTAACCTTTTCATATATGTGATATGGTATTGTAGATGCCGCCTTTGTAATAAGATTTACGATTGAATATATAGTTGCATTTTTTCTGTAACCATCATTTATATATGTTTCATCATTTTCAGAATTCCAAACAATTGTATTACCGATCCAATTATATATGGCTCTGTTATATTGTTCGCTTGTATTTTGTGATTTTGTTGAGATTATAGATCTGATTCTATCGATTAGTGATGCCATTAATATAAAATTTTATGTAAAAATACAAATAAATAATTTCTTATTTTATACAACAAAGAAATCGTTTCTGTTTCGCCATCTACTATATACACAATATCTAATGCTGTCTAACAAGTGATCCGCTTGATTAGCTTTTGGTTTGTTTATAATTGTACCATCTTTTAACTCATCGTATATGTAGCCGATTTGTTCTTTAAAGATGTTTGATGATTCCTCACTAACATATATATCAAATTCTTTTAATAAGCTAATACCAGCGTTAATACTTCCTTGCCCTTTGATTGCTCCCTTGGCCCATATACTCATTTGCCGCAATTCCTCTATTGATTTTGGTTCAGCACTATCGCAATACATTAACAGATTATCCATTTCAATATCCTTAATAAAGTTTGCAATATCTCTGTTAGTCATTTCTTTTTTATATATAAGTTCATGTATATATAAATTGTTATTATGTTTTCCAACTTTTACAATTGCTAGAGGATCTTGAGAATAACCAAAATCGCATCCAAGTACCTCATCATCTAATTCTGGAAAATCTTTATAAGGAATGTAATTCCAATTCCTAAATATTTGTTTTTCACTAAACTCTGCTCTTTGGCCCTCACCATATACACGCCAGTAATCTGGATCTCTCTCTTTAATCCTTTCAATTTCTTTTACCAGCTCTTTAGGTAAAAACTTATTATCTTTATAAGTTGATATATATAATGCCGCATCATCTCTCTCTGCTAATTCATAAAGATAATGTACTGGATCCGATGGGTTAAAATCAATATATACTTGTTTCCTGGTTCTCATAACCAATTGCTGGTAATCCTCAAAAAACAATTCATTGCCCTCATTAATCCATAAAACATCTCTGGCGGATCCTCTTATTTTCTGAGCATCATCCGCACTAAACATCTCTAAGGTATGGCCATTAAACTCAAATGTGTTTTCTGTTTTATTATGTACTCCATGCCAGTAAATACCTAACTGTTTAGATATATGTAAAAAATCTCTTAATACAGATCTCTTTAATGCTGGTAATGTTTTACGAACTATGGATATAACCAATGGATCTTTTGCAGTAGTCATTAGATATAAACAGTATTGCATTAAGCTCCAGGATTTGCCAGATCTTGTACCCCCTTGAAATATGTTTAATCTTTTATCTGAGTTAACTGCCTGGTAAAATTGTTTATTGCAATACTCTGTTATTCTTTGTTTTTGGCTGGTGTCCATTCAATTAGTTTGCTTTCAATAGAGCTATCGTGCTGAATTTCTTGCCTTTCGATATACCCTCTCTTTTTTCCTTTTGTTTTTAGTAGAAATATTGTTGCTGTAACATTGCCCTCTCTTATCTGTTGATGTAACTGGCTTTCTGCAAAATCTAATGTAACATTCTCAATGTCTAAAACATCAGCCGCATATTTAGGATCCTTTTTTAACCAGTTATAATGTGTTTGCCTATTAATACCAACCGATGCAACAGCGGTTGTTACAACTGTTAAACTTTCCTCTAATGCTTTTAGCATTAACCTTTTTTTATGTGTCGATATTTGTCTAATTGCCATTTAACAAAAATACATAAAAAAAAGGGAGTTGTGAAACCCCCTTTGATTACCTAATGCCAATAGCTCTCGCCTGGCTTTTTATGTTAGGTTTTTAAATGTTAAATATATCTCTAACAATTTTACAATCATTAGCAATATTTTTTGGAATATTGTTTATTACTTCTTGAGCATCATTAACATTATCAAATCTTTTAGCAAATGATTGATCACCAAAGTTTGGAATATTTAAACCATTTACAATAAAACTTGCACTCCAAAATTTTCCGTTATTTAAAATTAAATTTTTCATAATATTTATTTGTTTGTTATTAATTATACTCAAATATACAAATATTTTTTCAATTACAAAATTTATTTTGCTTTTTATTTAAATATTATTGTTTTTATTATAATAATACAAATACAGATCCCATATTTTATCACTAGCAATTGATTGATTATCATAGGTATTAGGTGATTTTATAAATAAACTATTATCACA